TAGAACTTGTTAACGATGTGTTGGTTCGCTTGCGTGAAAGCACAGTATCTACTGTTGGCGAAACAACCTATTCTTCTTTGATTGGCAAGTTTGTCAATGATGCCAAGCGTCAGATTGAAGATTCCTATAATTGGAATGTCTTAGGACAAACAATTACAGTTACTACTACTTCTGGTACAAGTTCCTATGCGTTGACGGGTGCGGGTCAGAAGTTTCGTATCAATGACGCTATTAACACTACCAGTGTTATAACATTAGATAACACCACGACTGCGGACATGAACCGCAAGTTGAACTTTGGTACACCTTCACAGTCTATTCCTTCAGAGTTTTGCTTTAGTGGTGTAGATGGTAGTGGCGACACAAAGGTTGATTTGTTTCCTGTCCCCAATGGTGTCTATACACTGAAGTTTGATTTGACCATTCCACAGGCTAATCTGTCTGCTGATGGCACATCTGTGAAGGTATTGGACTACTTGGTGACTCAAAGTGCCTATGCTCGTGCTTTGATTGAGCGTGGTGAAGATGGTGGAACAAACTCTTCTGAGGCTTATGCTCTGTTTAGAGGAATGCTCTCTGATGCCATTGCTTTGGAGTCCACTCGTTATCCTGAAGACAACTTTGTGGCGGTCTAATGGCAGCACAACTCCAAAGTTACAGTCTCTCAGCACCAGGCTTCTATGGCCTGAATACTGAAGATTCTCCCCTCGATTTGGGGGCTGGCTTTGCTTTGGTTGCAACTAACTGCATCTTGGATCAGTATGGTCGTATTGGTGCTAGAAAAGGTTGGTCAAGGGTTAACTCTTCCTCTGGTGCTTTGGGTGCTAACGATGTTGGCGTGATCCATGAGTTAGTCCAGACTGACGGGACTCTTACAGTTCTGTTTGCTGGCAACAACAAGATATTCAAACTTGGTACTGCTAATGCAGTGACTGAGTTGACCTATGGTGGTGGTGGCACTGCTCCTACTATCACGGCATCTAACTGGCAAACTGCATCCTTAAATGGCATTGCCTACTTCTTTCAAACAGGTCACGATCCACTGATTTATGACCCCGCAGTAAGTACAACTACTTATTGCAGAGTCTCTGAGAAGTCTGGCTATGTAGCAACTGTTCCCCAAGCCAACATTGCTATTTCAGCATTTGGTCGCTTGTGGGTAGCTAATACATCTACAGACAAAGTAACTGTTACCTTCTCTGATCTGATTGCAGGTCATGTATGGGGTGGCGGCACTTCAGGAAATTTAGATGTATCTCGTGTGTGGCCTAATGGTGCAGATGAGGTCATGGGCTTGGCTGCTCACAATGATTTCTTGTTTATCTTTGGTAAACGACAGATTCTTGTTTATTCTGGTGCTTCAACCCCTGCATCCTTGGTTCTGAGCGACACAATCGGCTCTATTGGATGTATTGCAAGAGATACGATTCAAAGCGTTGGCTCTGATGTTATTTTCTTGTCAGACTCAGGTGTTCGTTCGCTGATGAGGACAATTCAAGAGAAGTCTGCACCATTGCGAGATCTATCCAAGAATGTTCGTTTTGACCTAAATTCATCTTTGGCAAGCGAAACATTGGCTAATTTAAAGTCTGTTTACTCAGAAAAAGAAGCCTTTTATCTGCTTGTTCTACCCGCTACTTTCCAAGTTTATTGCTTCGATACCAAGCAATCCTTACAAGATGGTGCTTCTCGTGTAACGAAATGGGACTCTATTGCACCAACTGCTTTACGTTCTTTGCGTAATGGTGATTTGTACATTGGCAAGAATGGGTACATCGGTAAGTATCAAGGTTATCTTGATGACACATTAACGTACCGATTTGCGTACTACACAAACAATGCCGACTTAGGAAACCCTAATCAGATTTCCATCCTTAAAAATATTACAGCCATCGTTATTGGTGGTTCTAATCAGTTTTTAACGATCAAGTGGGGCTTTGATTATTCTGGTGCTTATCAATCAGAGAATGTCTATATTCCTACGCAAATAAGCTATGAATATGGTATTGCTGAATACAACATTGCTGAATACACAAGTGGCGTTCCGATTAAGACTCTGACTGCCAATGCTTCAGGTTCTGGAAAGATTGTCCAAACTGGTTATGAAACAACAATCAATAATGTTTCATTTTCTCTGCAAAAGATTGAAATTCAAGCCAAAGATGGCAAAATAGGTTAAGGAGAATTATCTTGTCCAATTATACAAAAAGTACCAATTTCGCTACCAAAGATAACTTATCACCTGGCAATCCTCTAAAGATTGTAAAAGGTACTGAGATTGATACTGAATTTAACAACATTCAGACTGCTGTTGCGACTAAAACAGACAATGCTTCTGCCAATATTACTGGTGGTTCAATTACTGGTATTACTGATTTAGCGGTTGCTGATGGTGGTACAGGAGCTTCTACGGCTACTGCTGCCTTGAATAACCTATTACCTACCCAAACAGGTAACGCAAACAAGTATCTTCAGACTGATGGCACTAATGCCACATGGGATGCAGTAAGCCTTTCTACTTCTGACATTACTGGCACTTTGCCCGTAGCAAATGGTGGTACTGGTGTAACTTCTTCTACTGGCACAGGTTCTGTTGTTCTGTCCAACTCTCCTACTTTGGTGACTCCCGCATTGGGAACTCCTGCTTCTGCGACTTTGACAAATGCTACGGGTCTGCCGATCTCAACTGGCGTAAGTGGTTTGGGTACTGGTGTAGCTACTTTCTTGGGTACACCATCATCTGCTAACTTAGCTTCTGCCGTATCTGACGAAACAGGTAGTGGTGCTTTGGTGTTTGCCAATAGCCCAACCTTGGTTACTCCTGCCCTAGGCACTCCATCTGCTTTGGTTGGCACAAACATCACAGGTACTGCTTCTGGTTTGACAGCAGGTAATGTAACTACTAACGCTAACTTAACAGGTGCAGTCACTTCTGTTGGCAATGCAACATCTTTAGGTTCATTTAGCTCCTCCAATCTTGCAGGTGCTTTGACAGATGAAACAGGATCAGGTTCAGCAGTATTCGCCACTTCACCTACTTTGGTGACTCCTATCCTTGGAACACCTACTAGCGCAACTTTAACGAACGCTACAGGGCTTCCAATTGCTACTGGTGTGTCAGGTCTAGGAACTGGTGTAGCAACGGCTCTAGCGGTCAATACAGGCTCTTCTGGTGCAGTTTTGGTCAATGGTGGTGCTTTGGGTACTCCATCGGGCGGTACTGCAACTAACTTAACTGGTTTGCCTTTGTCTACTGGTGTAACAGGAACTCTGCCTGTTGCCAATGGTGGAACAGGACAGACAAGCTACACAGATGGTCAACTGTTGATTGGTAATAGTACAGGAAACACCCTGACTAAAGCGACATTGACTGCGGGAACAAACATCACAATTACCAATGCTGCGGGTGCAATTACGATTGCTGCGGCTGGCGGTGGCGGTGGAACGGGCGATGTTGTTGGCCCTGCTTCTGCAACTGCTAACGGCATTGCTCTGTTTGATGGAACTACTGGCAAACTACTGAAAAATTCATCTGCTCAAGATGGTTTGATTCATGGTCTAACTGTAGGTCGTGGTGCGGGTGCTGTGTCTACCAATACTGCGGTGGGTGCTAGTGCTATGACAGGCTCTGGTGGTGAAAACACAGGCATTGGTAGCAGCACTTGGCTCAAACACAACTGGCGTACAAAACGTAGCAGTAGGCCGATTAGCCTTACAACAATCTACAACAACCCAAGATAGTGTTGCTGTTGGTTATGCGGCCTTGCAAACTTCAAGCACAGGAAATTACAACACGGCAGTAGGTTCATTAGCCCTAAATGCCAACACCACGGCATCTAATAATGTGTCTGTAGGTTTTAGTGCGCTTACAACCAACACCACAGGCGCACTAAATGTTGCCGTTGGAACAAGAGCATTACAATTAAATAGCACTTCTTCTGACAATACGGCAGTAGGCTACGAAGCCGCCCAAGCAACAACAGGTGCGGCTAATACCGCTATGGGTAAACAAACCCTTGCAAGTAACACATCAGGTGCAAATAATACAGCCGTTGGTGCTGGCGCACTTATCTCCAACACCACAGCATCATGGAACACTGCTGTAGGCTACCAATCTAGTTATTCAAACACCACAGGCAATAACATTGCTTCTTTGGGTCGTATTGCTTTATATAGCAACACAACTGGCAATAACAACGTAGCAGTTGGTTCACAGTCTTTGTATTCCAATACAACTGCTAGTGACAACACCGCTATGGGTACTGAAGCAATGTATACCAACACAACTGGTGCATCTAATACTGCATTAGGCAGAAGTGCATTAACAGCCAATACCACAGCATCTAACAATACTGCTGTGGGTTATTATTCTATGATTGCCAACACCACAGGCGCAGGTAATGTGGCTATTGGTGGTGATGCACTCAGAAGCAATACCACGGCAGACCAGAACACTGCTGTTGGTTGGCAAACACTTTATCCAAACACAACTGGTGCTGCTAATACGGCTTTAGGTTCACAATCACTTTCTAGTAACACTACAGGCTCAAACAATGTTGCCGTAGGAAATAATGCGCTAAATGCCAACACCACAGCATCTGACAATACTGCAATAGGGTATCGAGCTGCATTTACTAATACAACAGGCAATAGCCTTACTGCCGTTGGTGGAAATGCTCTTTATTTCAATACCACAGGAATTCAAAATACTGCTGTTGGTTTGTTTTCTATGTATGACAATACAACAGGAAGCTACAATGCTGCAATTGGTCAAAGTTCACTAGAAAACAATACCACAGGAATATCTAATACTGCACTTGGTTATTATGCTATGTATAACGCCACAACAGGTAGTGGCAATGTTGCAATAGGCGGGCTAAATGCTACACCTTCTTTCCAACCAGCTTTCAACATAACAACTGAAAGTAACAGAGTTTATATTGGTCACACTTCAGTTACTAACGCCTATGTACAAGTAGCTTGGACAGTAGTATCAGATGCTCGTGATAAAACAAACTTTGCACCTATCACGCATGGTTTAGATTTTGTAAAACAACTAAATCCCTTATCTTTCCAATTCAGAGAAAATCGTGAAAGCGATGTTGCTCATGGCAATGTTAGATATGGATTTAAAGCTCAAGAAATTCTTGCATTAGAGGGTGACAACCCTGTCATCATTGACAACGAAGATAGTGAGAAACTCCGCTACAACGGAGAAGCACTTGTCCCTGTTCTTGTTAAAGCATTGCAAGAATTAAACGCAAAGTTTGAAGCCTATATTGCAACCCATCCATAAGGACTAACATGACTGCTCAAACACTAACACCCGAAAAAATTGCCAAACACTACTCTGCTGCAATGGACTCAGTTAACCTAATTAACGCAGGGAAGCCAGAAGGCATGACTGATGTTGAATGGGCTGATTGCCTGTCACGCAACAAAGAGCATTTGGTCATTATGTTGGCTAAAGACTACTGGACAACAGAAGACCTTGCACCATTGCAAGCTGCATCTGCATGAACTTTAAACAAGTTCCGAAAGAATTGGAGTAAATCATGGCTATTAGCTATTTCACGGCAAACCCAGATGTTGCTGAAGCCTATCAAAGTAATTCCTATGGTTTATCACCACAGGAGTTTGCTGATGCACATTACACTCTTTATGGTGCAGAAGAGGCAAGAGCTGCACCTGTAGTGCTTGACTTAGTTAGCCAAGGTAATTTGAATCCAACTCAAATAGCGGCTGCAACAGGAATTCCAGTTGGTCAAGTTGTTGCTCAAGTAGCGACTACAGTGCCTCCTAATCAAGCAGTATTGCTTGGTGATACCTATGTTCAAGCTGTTAATCAAGTAATTGGTTCTGGTGAAGATCAACAGATTGGTGGACTAGAAAATGTTATTACTTATAAAGCAGGTGAAAACCAAGCGGGTGGTTCATATAACCAATACACACCTACTGGTGAACTTGAAAGAACTGGTACACAACAAAAAGTTGCGGGTTCATTTTTAGAAGGATTAGGACAAGCCCTTACAGACCCCGTAGTTCTAGCCGCTTTAGCAGGTGGTTATGGTGCTGGATTGTTTGGTGGTTCTGGTGCGGTAGGTGCAGCAGGAACTGTTGGCACTACTGGCTTAACAATGGGTCAATTGGCTCAACTTGATATAGCTCTTGGTGGTGCGGGTGGTACTTTGGGTGCTGAAACCCTAGCGACTGCTTTAACTACGGGTGCGGCTGTTCCTACTTTGACAAATTTAACGGGTGGTAGCGGAGTAACGCCTGGATTACTAACACCTCCAGTTACTCCTGTAACACCAGTTACACCTCCAGTAACCCCAACAACACCTGTAGTGCCTCCAGTAGCACCTCCTGTCGTGCCACCCGTAGTACCACCAGTTGTGCCTCCTGTAGTACCTCCTGTTACACCTTCAGTAATACCTTCTGTAATACCTTCAGTAACTCCATCAATAATTCCTCCTGCGCTTACAACAGCCTTAACTTCGTTAATTCCTGGTGCAGTTAATACTGTTTTAAATCCTACAAATTTAAGTGGTTTACTGACATCTGGTGCAAATACTGCTGCTGGTCTTCTGCAACAACAAACATCTCGTGAAGCGGCTCAAGCAGCGCAAGCAATGATTGACCGAGAGACAACTGCGGCTAAACAAGCGGCTCAGTTTAGACCTATCGGAATGACAACTCGGTTTGGTACTTCACAGTTCCAAGTCGATCCAGTAACAGGTCAATTGACAAGCGCAGGATACACACTAAGCCCTGAAGCTAAAGCACAACAAGATAGATTAGTGGCTTTGTCTAATGCGGGTTTAACTCAAGCAGAAGCGGCACAAACACAATTTGCTCCTTTGCAAACAGGCGCACAAAGTTTGTTTGCTTTAGGTAATAAATATCTTGCTGAAACGCCAGAAAAAGTTGCAGAGAACTACTTGAAGAGTCAGATGGCTCTCTTGCAACCAGGCAGAGAGTTAGAGTTGGCTACATTGCAAAACAGACTCCAACAACAAGGTCGTGGCGGTCTATCTGTTGCTCAAGGTGGCACTATGGGTGCTACTACTCCTGAACTACAGGCTTTGTTTAACGCAAGGGCGCAACAAGAAGCTCAATTGGCGGCTAATGCTCAACAGTTTGGTCAACAACAAGTCCAGTTTGGTGCGGGGTTGCTTGGTACAGGCGCACAGACTATGGGTCAATACTATGGTGGTCAACAAGCCGCTTATGCTCCTTATACGACTGCTTTGGGACAAGTTACAGGGCTTGAGGCTTTGGGACAACAACCATTTGGCATGAGTACTGGTTTGGCTCAACAGACATCTCAAGCGGGTGCTAATGTGGGTCGTTTAGGCTTATCTGGTGCTGAGTTTAGTACTCGATTGGCTACTAGCCCTGCGGCAACAACTAACCCTTACTCAACACTATTAGGTGGCGTAGGCTCTTCTAATCAATTTGGTCAGTTTCTAGGTGGGTTATTTGGTGGTGTTCCAGCAACAACAGCTATGAGTGCGCCAGCAACCACATTTGGTACTGGTAACTATTATGGCAACCAAGACCTCGGTTTATATTTGTAAGGAATCATCATGGCAGAAAATATCGTAGCGGGTTTGTTCGGAATGAACCCACAAATGTATGGTGAGCAACAACGTAGAAGTGCTTTGCAAGAAGGTATTACCCTTGCTCAACTAGACCCTGCTTCTCGTGGTGCAGCAATGACCTATGCAGGTGCTAGAGGTCTTGGTAACGCTATTGGCGGTGCTTTTGGAGTAGAAGACCCACAACTGAAGATGATTAGTGCTAGAAACACTATTGCACAACAGATAGACCAGACTAACCCTGAGTCCATCCTAAAAGGCGCACAGATGTTGGCACAAATGGGCGATCAACAAGGTGCTATGGCTTTGGCTCAATATGCTCGTCAAGCACAAAGTGAGATGGCTTTGATTCAACAACGTACGGCTGCGGCTACTCGTGAACGTCAGCAAGCAGTTCCAAAAGAAATTGTGATTGCTAATGAGAAAGCTCGTATTACAGATCAAATCGACCAACTTCGGATGCAAGAGCCTACGCCAGAGAATACTCGTGCGAGTCGCATACTTACAACACAATTAGCCGAATTAGAAAAGTTAGATGATAAATCTAAAAGGACTGTTGTTGTTGGTAATGCTTTGGTAGATGCAACTACTGGTGTAGAAATCTATAAAGGCCCTGATACACAGAAATACTCTGAGTTTGCTAAAACCTTGATTGATGCGGGTCTGAAACCAGGCACTGAACCATTCCAAAAACGTATGCTTGAATACGCAACTAAAAAGGTTGAAGGTGCTGGTAAAGGCACTGGCAACGTCACCATTGGTGGTATCAATTTAGATACTGGTGCGGCAGGTAAAAAGGCAAGCGAAATAATTGGCACAAATGTAGCAAATATTGAGAATCAATTCTCATTAGAAACTGCATACAAAGACGCACTTTTATTGTTGAACAAAGGAATTTATGCGGGAGCTTTTGGCCCTGAACAGGCAGCAGCGACTAAATTTTCGCTTGGTTCAATCGGCAACCAAAAGAAACTCGAAAACACCGAAGTATTTATGGCGAACATTGGTGAGATTGTTATTCCTAGATTGCAACAGTTTGGTGGCAATGACTCTAATGAAGAGTTGAAATACCTGCAAAACGTTGTTGCTGGAAATCAACGTCTTGAGCCTGAATCTATGAAGCGTATTTTAGTTAGCGCAGAAAAGAAAGTTCAAAAGAATATTGAGCGTCTTCAAAAGCAAGCATCTAGTAAACCAGGCGAAGCATTGCCAACAACACAAATGAATGCGCCTCTAGGTTCTCCACAAAACCCAATCAAGCTGAAGGACAAATAATCATGGCTACCATTTATGAATACAAAGGTGTGTCTTATGAGTTGCCTGATGGTTTAAGTCAAGATGATGCTTTGGCAAGAATTAAAAGTTCTTTGCAACCACAAACTGCTCAACCACAAGTTACACCTCCATCTTCAGGATTTATGATGGGTTTAAAAGACCCAATCACTGGTGCGGCTCAATTACTTCCTCGTGCTTTAGAGGGCATTACAAGTTTAGGTGGAACTACACCGAATCCTGTTAGCCAATACTTCTCTGAAGAGGCAAAGCGTCTTGATGAGATGGCAAGAGCTGAAGAGCAAGCATATCAAGCTCAACGTGAGGCTCGGGGTGACTCTGGATTTGATGTGGCGCGATTGGGTGGCAATATCCTAAACCCTGCTAGTTTTGTTCCTGCGGCAAGAGTTGCTCAATTAGCAAGAGCAAAAGGTTTATCTACTGTTGGTCAAGCGGCAACTGCTGGTGCTGTTGGCGGTGCTATGCAACCCGTAGTTGGTGAAGGAACTTTTGAAGAGCAAAAGGGAGAACAAGTTGTTTTAGGCGCAGTTACTGGCCCTGTTGGTGAAAAGGTTGTTGCGGGTGCAAGTCGAGTCCTAAATCCATTGGTCTCCAAAGCAGAAAAGACAATGCGTGATCTTGGTATCACTCCAACGACAGGTCAGACTCTTGGTGGTCAATTTAAGACACTTGAGGAATTTGCTGAGAATATTCCTTTGATTGGTCAAAGCATTCAAAATGCAAAACAACGAGTTTTATTTGATTTCAATAAGAGTGCAATTAACAAAGCATTGGCTAAAGCAAGTGACCCAACAAAACAAGAAAAATTAAGTCTTCCTGCTGATGTAATTGGTAGAGATGCAATCGAATATGCTTCAAAAACAGTATCTGATAAATATAACGATGTTTTGTCTAAGATATCATTTGACTTAGATTTTGCAACCACTAGCAATATTTTAGGCGAACTTGCTAAGGCCAAAAGTTTATCAGCAGACCAACGAGAAAAGGTTGCTATAACTCTAAATGACATCGTTTTAAGTAAATTCTCAGGTCAAAAACTTGATGGTAAAACATACAAAGGTATTGAGAGTGATTTACGACAGAAAGCAAGCGATTATATTAATAGTCAAAATGCTTCTGAAAAAGAAGTTGGATATGCCTTAAGCGATGTTCTTAAGGTACTTAAAAAAGAGTTGTATTTCCAAAATCCCAAGCAAACACCTACATTGCGTAGAGTTGATGCCGCTTTTAGTGATTTGTCTGTAATCAATGTGGCTGCGGCTAATACTGGGGCAAAAAGTGGCGTATTCACACCGAAACAATTTGCCATTGCTGTGCGCCAAGAAGACCCAACTAGACGTAAATCTTCGTTTGCTAAAGGTAAAGCTAAAGGCCAAGACATTTCGGATGCCGCACTTGAAGTCATTGGAGACACAACGGCAGCGTCTCAAACAGGTCGGATTGCGCTTGGAATGGGCGGTGGCTACGGCTTACTTTCTGAACCTGTAATTGGCACAGCAACGGCATTTGGAGTGCCTGCCGCCTATAGTCAAGGTGGACAAGCGGCAATTGATATGTTGTTGCGTCAACGTCCAGAATTACTACAGCGTGTTGGCGGTATGCTTTCTCAACAATCTGCTCCAATTGGTTCAGTAATTGCACCAAGTGCTGTTGGACAGTACAACCTTTCTGAGAGAAGGTAATGAAAGACGGGCTGTTTGCTATCTCAGTAGCAGCCCTTCTTCTTTGTTTTGTAATCTTTTGTAGTTATATTATTGTTTGGGCATTTCCGTGATCGCCTTTCTCTTGGCGGCAACCATAGAGTACCGATGTATTAAATGGACTTGGACTGGTGATGTTTACAACCGAAGGGTTGTGTGCAT